AAAGAGTATATTTGTAATGTAATCTGTAAGGAAGACAATGACAAAGTCCGAGAAAGAAACAATCAAAAAGCAAAAGAAAGAAGAGAACGCAACGGAAGATAATTTTCTTACTCGTAAGAAATTTACCGCAATGGTTCTTGAGTCTGTACAAAGAGACAACCATTCTTATATAGATGCAATCGTACATCTATGTGAAAAGAATAACATTGAGATAGAAGATATTAAGAAGTATATCTCTCCCGCAATCAAAGACCATTTAGAAGCAGAAGGAATGAGTCTGAATTTACTACCCAAAGGTAATACATTATTTTAAAAATTATACTTGACATTACTTGTATAAATAAGTATAATACACAACGATTTATATTATGAATAAAGTGGACAAACAGAAGACAAATAATACGGAGTATACACATGTCATTTGAAAACTTGAAGACCAATCGCACCGATGTCTCTAAACTAGTTTCTGCAGTGCAAGAAGCTACTGGTGCAACAACCCAAAAGAAATCTTACGAAGACGAAAGATTTTGGAAACCCACAGTAGACGAGTCTGGTAATGGTTATGCAATTATCAGATTTTTACCAGCAGGTGAAGGTCAAGAATTGCCTTGGGTAAGGTACTTTGACCATTTCTTTAAAGGCCCTACTGGACAGTGGTATGTAGAGAAGTCTCTTACATCTATTGGACAGAAAGACCCACTCGGAGAACTGAATTCTAGATTATGGAACTCAGGTATCGAAGAGGATAAAGAAACTGCAAGGAAACAAAAAAGAAGATTGCACCACGTTGCAAACATTCTAATTGTTTCTGACCCCGCAAACCCTTCCAACAATGGTAAAGTATTCCTTTACGATTTCGGAAAGAAAATCATGGATAAAGTCATGGACGTAATGCAACCGCAATTTCCTGGCGAAGAACCCGTGAACCCTTTCGATTTTTGGAGTGGTGCGGACTTTGAACTTAAGATTACTAATGTCGCTGGTTATAGAAACTACGATAAATCTTCTTTCAAACCAGTGAGTGCATTGTACGATGCAGATGAAACTAAACTAGAAGCAACTTATAACTCTATGTTTGATGTTGCAGAGTTTGTTGACCCAACTAACTATAAAACTTATGACGAGTTAAAACAGAGATTGTCTGTTGTTCTTGGAGAAGCAGTTGGTGAAGGTTCAACTCAGAAAATGGAAGACTTAGGTAAGACTGCAGAAGCAGTAGAACCAAAGGTTGCAGAAACCCCAGTGGTTGCACCAAGTACTCCAGAGCCAGAAGTTGCGTCAACTGAGTCTGACGATGAAACTTTGAGTTATTTCGCTAAACTTGCGAATGACGAGTAAGTACTTAATTTAAAAACAAGATTTTTAGACCCCACAGAAATGTGGGGTTTTTTTATTTTGCAAGTTCTTGTTTATCATTATCATTACCAAAGAAGAAATCACCAACAGTCTGTAAAATCCCACCACTACTTTGACTTTGGTCATTTACACTTTGGTCGGAGAAGTCAAAGATATTGTTTGTATTACCACCTTCTTTACCCGTAGCCGCACCAATCTTATCTGCCCTATCTGAACTTATTTCTGGTTTTGCAATAGTGTCTTCAATATCTCTACCAACCATTACATCATTAAAGGCACTAGTAAATCTTGTTCCTACAGTTCCTTCCCCAAATATGTTCGCTGCGGCCTTAACACCTTCAAAGAATGCCATAGGTAGTTTTAAAAGATAATCGAATATACCTTTAATTCTTTCTATTGTTCTATCTTTAAATGCAACTAACCTATCAAATATTTTTTTAGCCTGGTCTCCAATAAAATTAAGTGAGTCGATAAAGAATTGTTTAATTGTATCTGCAACTCCCATAAAAAACTTTTTACCTTCTTCGGTCATCATCGGCCCTATGTTTGGAAGAATACCAGCAAATACTTGACCGAAGTCTATTTCTAATTTACCAGTGAAAAAATCATACATTCCTTTTATCATTCCTACAATTAAATCATCAACAAAGGTAATTATATCTCTAATTAAATCCGAAAAAGAAAAACTATCAATCGCCTTAATAATATCACTATCAGCAGAAACGAATATTCTAAGAATACTACGGACAATAAGTTTAAGTAAATCCAAAATACCACCAACAAACATTGCAATAAACTCTCTAACAAAAACTACAACAGCATTTCTGAAAGTCATGAGTACTGCCATAAATATATTTCCGTCAAAATCTTCCATAAATCTTTCAAATGATGCTGGTATCGAAAATACGGCTCTAAAAAATGCAATAGCAACAGTTAAGGGTTTTAATAATTTTCCTAAAACTTGACCAAATGCAAATCCTAGTTTTCCAAAAATACCAAAAAATTTACGAATTCCTTTAAAGAAATCACCCATGGCTTTAAACCCTTTAGGCCCTACCATAAGTTTTGTTGAACTTTGTACTAAATTAGTTATTTTTCCAAATGGACTAAAAAGGTTTTTAGTCACGGTTCTAAACAAATTACCTATTTTTTCAAAAAACAACATCAATTGAAATCTAACAAATCCAAAGCCTTTATCGGGATTTTGTAATTGAAATATACTATTGAAAAGTCTTAGTGCGGGGGGGAACGAAGAAAATGCAGACTCAAACAAACCACGTAAAAGTCCAAGGAAACCCATGAAAATAAAACTTAAACCACCAATAAACCCTTTGAAAACTCCATTGTCTCTAAGTTCATCGGATAAACCTTTGAACTCAAATTTTGCAAGTCTATCATCTAATTTTTTCTTATCATCTAATCTTTTTTCTTCTGCCTCTAATGCATTTACTTGTTGCATTGCAACAAATTTATTAATAGCATTACCTAAACTACTAAGTGCTGCATTCTTTTCTTTGCTTTCTTTGTTTTGTTCTTTTAGAGTCCCAACTAATTTGTCAATTACTTGTTCATCTTCTGTTGCAATAGTATCTACCATACTTCTATTTATACTTAGACTGTTCTGCTTTCGCTTCTTCTTCTCGTTTTTTTATCCATTCTAGAAGTAAACTGACGTATATTTCCCTTTCCCATGGTATCATATTTTCCAGTTCAGTTAAACTATATTTGTAATTCTGCATTAATGCAAAATTTGTTTGGTAGTGATTAACTAAACTTTCATGCGAAAGGTTTAGGAGAAAAAATCCGATATCCCCGCAAGTGTCTGTTCATTGTTATGAGAACAAGAACCACATGTAAATGATATATCTTTTTTCATTGTTGGCATGGTTGAAACAAAATCAGTTAACTTTTTAAACTGTTGTGCGTTCATTGACTCGACAAACATTGCAATTTCTTCTTCACTTACATCTTCTGCATCAATTCTTGCATCTTTGGTTATGACTGCACCAATACAGTGGTTAACAATTTTGTAAGTAAGTTCTGCTTCTTTCATTTCTTCTTGCCAGTTATTAATAAAAACTTCAAAAGAAGGATACCTGGCCTCTATTGTAATTTCATCAGATATTTTTATATTGTTATCAATATCTGGTACATCTACACTCACCTGAGATAAATCTACTGATACTTCATTTCCATGTTCACATTCAGAACATTTAACCATAATTTTTGTAGACTCTCCCACAGACTTACTTCTAATTTGTGTAAACATATATTCAATATCAAACATAGTAAGTTTCGATACATTTATTGTATCTGAAACACATGCCTCAATTGTGTTAATCATTGCCTTAAGTGCGGCCTTTTGGTCTTTTGACTCGAATGCAAGAAGAAGTATTTTTTCTTCCTTTACAAGATACGGACGATAACTAACAGTTCGTTGAGTTGAAGGTATCGTTAGTTCGTGCGAAGGGGTCGCATTCAGTTTTGGTAAAACATTACTCATAATATTACTCCTATAATAATGTAATTCTATTTATTCAAGTTCTAAGTGCATCTTTAAATATTTTTGATAGTCCAGTCTTTTCAATCACTTTATCTAATACTTTTTCTTTTATATCACCTTCTACGACAGTAAAGTCTTTATAGGACAATTGCACTGTTATTTCAACTAAACCGTCTGGGTCATTAGATAAAGGTATCTCATTTAAAGTAGTAGGATATGCTTCATTTAATCTTACAGAATAATTTACACCTTCTGCAAGTTGACTTAAATCTTGACGACCAACTAAACCTAAATCAAATGCACCGTTTTGAAAATCTATCGGGCCGACAGAAGGTAGTCTTTCTGCGATTGCATCTGGTAAAGGATTATCAAATAGTTTTCTAGGGCCTAGTGGTGGAGACTTTGCGTTTTTATCCAGTTGTTGAATTACTACTGGTTTGGTATAATCTTTATAATATCCAACTTCTAAAGTATTTGGATTGAGTGCAAATGATTGCCATGTATCAAAATACTTTCTTGCTTTAAAATCATTTAGTCCAATAAAGGTCATAGTGACATCTGCGAATGCGTGACCATTTGCAATTTTTCTATTGGTTGCACCTAACATATAATCTGCACTTGTCACTTGTCTGCCTGGAATTGAGACATTTTTACAAAGTAAATCTAAACTTCTTGCGGATACTCCACCTACTGGCGGCAAGAATACTCTATATCTATTTGCAAGTGCAAGACCGTCTCCACTGGTTATTTCGGATTTTAAATCATCTATTCTACTCATGATATTTTCTTCCTACTGTCTGCGTATATCTTCTGTTTAGTTGCCTTTTCAAACATTGCAGTTGGTAAAAAAGTTGCAATCTCCCACTCGGGTGCTTTTACTTCTGCAAACTTACTCTTCACGTGTTCAGTTAAATAGTGTTTAATACATGGTTTATAGTATTCTAATTCAGATGTTCCCGCAAGTAATCTAGTTGTCAATTGAAACTTTGCGTCTTCACTTTTCTTACTTGTGACATTATCCATTAGTGCATCAAGAAACTGAGCACGAAGTATGGGTGGTAGGTAGTGTAAGTTTAATCCAAGAAAACCGCCTTTTGCGGGTTTCAGTATAATTGACAAAGGAAACCTATCGTAATAAGGTAAAGTTTCTTTATGTTTCGGGTCATAAAAGAACATTTGCATAGAACCAATAATTCTACGACCACTACTACTTAAAGGTTCTTCTCGCATTAGTTCATTACGACTTATACCACGCATTGCCTTTGCCTTTTTCATAAACCATTCTCTACTCTCTTTAGTTCTTGGAGTAATCTGATTTCTAAAAGCCGCAAGTTCTAACTTCTGGAATATATTTGACATACTTCTATTTATACTTATTTTTTCCTATTTGTAAAAGGTTTTAATGGTTTCATAGATTTTGGTAGAATACCCATAGACTCTAAAGTTTTTTCTGTCCAGATTTGAAACTCATACCCATTGTCTTTTGCAAACTCATTAGCTGCGTCCCACTTATTCATATTCCTTACATATGTTGCAGCCTCATTAATAAATGTCTTGGTTCTTCTACTTCCCTTTCTGGGCGGTTTGGTTTGTGAGTCTGGTTTTATTTCTACCAGTATAGTCTTACCTTCTTTAAATGTTATTTTTAAATCAAGAAAATATCTATGATATCTTTTATCTACTTCATAGAAATACGGGACAACAACTTCTTCGGAACTCCAAGATTGTACCTTTGGATTTTCATCACACCAACGAAAACAGTTGCGTTCCCATAGAGAACGAAAGATGACATTCTCATAATCACCTTTATACTTTTTTGTATTTTTTACTTTATATCTTCCTTTATAGGTCTTCATTTGTGTATAAATAGAACATAATAACTATTTAGTAGGAATACATATGTCAAATATCGCAGATGCAGGCTTTAGTACAACCAACGGTAATGGTAATAAGGAAAATACAGAAGTAAACAAAGAAATAGTAGACGAGTCCAATGTCGAAACGGTACAAAAAAACTCGAAAGGTGAAGACCAAAGAAAAATTAAAAATCTTAAATATCCTTTAGATGATAACGATTATAAAGGAACTCTTGTATTTCATACTATTATAGAAAGTAAAGATAATACGTTGGCTGATGAAATAGGTGGTACAGAATTTGATAAAGCACAAAAAGAAATAATTGACAAGTTTGAAGCTGATGTAGAAAAAGAATTAATTGAAGAAGGTGGTGGTGTTATATCCACTGATGAAATCGATAAATTACAAGCAGATGTGGATAGTCTTGCAGAAAATAAACAAGTTGCTAGAGTTTACAATTCTGCCGCTGCTAAAGAATAT